GATGTTTGCAAGTTCAGTTTCAGCGTCTAAACCATGGATTGCTTTTAAGTCTTGAGCAAGTTCCATTGTGTACTCTGCTTTTAGAGCTCTTGATTTAGCAGTAACAGTTGATTTCTCAATTGAGAATGCCATTTCAGCAAAAGCGTTTCCAGCAGCGTCACCTAATGCTTCAGCAGCAGCTGTAGTCATTGCTGTACCTTTTGTCAAAGTACCAGCTGATGGTGAGTCGTTTAGAGCACCTGGGTTTGTGCCTGCGTGAGCAGTTGATGAATAACCATCAACACTTGAACCAGCAGCATTTCTACCTGAGAAATCTGTATCTGCTTCGTCAAAGAATGCTTCCGCACCAGTTTGATTTGTATATCTGCTTCTCATAGCAAATATAAGTCCTGTCGGACCAGTCATTGGTTGAACACCAGCGATATCGTAAGCGATAAGGTTAGGCATAGCTCTTCTAACAAGACTAATTAAAATTGGGTCCCAGTTAGAAATATTTGAACCAGTTGCGTTTGTAGGCGCAGCTTCTGACAAATATGCTTGGTCTTCCTTAGCAGCTCTTTCTTGGTTTTCCAAGATAACTGATGTAACGGCTCGTCTGTAAGAGTCCTTGATTTCTGGTAAATCAGGATGCTCTAACACAGGCTGCCATTTTTTTTTCGTGTGTTTCGGATAAGTACATTTTATTTTCTCCCTTTTTCCGTAATTACTAAAGTTTTAAATCTTTAGTTTTGCTTATAGCGGCAGTGTAAGCAGCCATAGCTTTCGATAAATCCTCATTTGAGAGTTCATCGCCAGCCGCCACATCATGTAATTCGTCTTTCACTTCTTCTTTCTTACCAAAGTATGATTCTTTAATAGTTTCACATTTTGATTTAAAAGTATCTGCGTTAGACCATTCAATTTCTTCAGCAAGTTTAGCAAATTTTTCTTTTGCTGTATCAGCAAGGTCACTTGCAACTTCGCTCATTATTTCTGAACGAGTTTTTTCTGCATTGTCCTTGTTTAATTCAACATTTTTTTCAATCTGCTCATTGAGTTTCTTTTCCAAATCTTCTATTTTAGAAGCTTGGTCTTCAAGTACATTGTACTTGTCATCAGGAACATCAATGTAATGCTCAGCAAAAAGTTTTTTAAGTCCGCTAATAAAGTCTTCAGCGATTTCACCTTTAATGCCTCTTTCAAGAGCGATTTCGTTTTCTTTCATCCACTCTTCAACGACATAAGATAAGTAGCTGTCAACTTTTTCAGTTAACTCTGCTTTTGCATTTGCAATATCTTGCTCGTAATTATTTTGTACTTCAACTTCCATTGATTCAGCAATCTCTTTTACTTTAGAGTTTACTGCTGATTCAAATACAGTTGCAGCTTTAGTTTTAAATTCTTCGGATAAGTCATCTTGTCCAGCGACTAAAGCATTCATATGTTCATCAACTTCTTCTTTTTTCATTTTGTAGTTAGAAGACATGTAACCAGCTTTCATTGGTTTCTTGTCTTTGTCCATATGGTCTTCAGCTTCTTCAACATCTTTAGCATCTTTCTTGTCTTCTTTATCTTCCGACTTTTCTTTATGCTTTTTCAATGCGTCTAAAGCAGCTTTAGGCATTTCGCCTTCTTTGATTTCTTCCGAACCTTCTTCAGCTTCTGCACCCTCTAATTTCGTATTGTGTCCAGACAATGTTGGCATTGCCTCAGGAGCACCTTGCGATTTTTGTTGAGCGTCGCCAGAAACTTGTTTTGATTTTTTAGTTGCGTCAGGATTACTGTCTGTTGGTTTAACAACAGCCGGACCTAAATCTTCAGCATTGTTCATTTTAGCAATGTGAGAAGGTTCAGCCGCTACAGCATTTTTCTTAGGAGCATCAGCCTGGGGGTTTGCACTCGCCTCAGCTACTGCTTCTTGCTCTAACGCCTCTAACTTTTTTTCTGTATCGGCCATTTGAGAAATCTCCTTTTTTAAAATAACTAGTTATTTTTCTCTAATTAATAGATATTTATAAGATTAAAGTTTTTCAAGAAAAGATTTAAATACATTGACCTTGGCCTCTGCTAATTTAAGTCTTTTTGCTTGATGTATATGTTCTTTATACTCTTCAATATCTTGTGCTTTTATAACACCATTATCCCATACCCACTCTTTGTTTTCCATAATGCCTTCTACGAAAGCGTCTGGAGCTGAGGGGTCTGCAACAATGTCGGCAGCAGTAGCCAAGTAGAAATCTTTTCCTACATAGTTAGCACCGCCTTTTTGAACCAAGGATCCCATACCTCTTGAAGATACTCCTAATTGAGCGCCTTCATCAATAAGACCTTTTACAATCTTACCGTAAGGTGTGTCCATGATTTTTGCTTCACCAATAAAATTTTTGCCTTCAGGTTTTAGAGCAGTAATCATATGTGATACTCTCTCTAAATTAACAGTTGGACCATCTGGATGGCCTAACTCACCGAATGCTCTTTTTTTATCAATAAATTCTTTTGAATATCTGCCTACTTCTTTTGTAAGGATATCATTTTCATATATTCTTCCATTTCTATTTTTGATATCTGATTGTAGAAAGACACCTTTAATCTTGTATGATTTTTTACCGTTGGTTTCTTCAACCAAGTATTCTGCGTTTTGAATTTCTTCC